ATTTTCGCCGACTATTGCACCTTCATAGACAATATCGTTGGCGATAATACCAATCGCGTTAAAATCGCCCGTGACAACCGTCAACGGGCTGTCTACTGCTAAAGTTGTCATAAGACTATCTCCTAAAAAACATTATTTCACGTTTCATTGTTCAAATCCCGGTACCGGTTTCGGGACTCAAGATTTACTTTATCTTTTTCATTGCCTCGCGTGCTGCATCTGCCCTTTTAGTATCGCCGCCGCCGTCCGCTATGAGAATGTAGAATTCCAAAACCTGGGTGATTATCCTGCTCTTGAAAGCTATATAGGCCTTGATATTCCCGAATTCCTCTTCCAGGACTTCCTCCGCTGCCTCCCATTTTCTCCTCCACAATTCACCATAGACTTCGCCTGTTCCTTTGTCCTTGAAGGGCAAAACGAAGGGCAAACGCGAACCATCTATCCCTTTCAGTCCCTCATACTTCCGCAGCGTGCCCTCGGCAAATGGATCATCGACCTCGAGTAAAAAACCGGGCACGTTCAGATTGGGGCCGCCCCTGCTTTGAAGTTCCGCTACAATCCGCTCATAAAGCTCGGGCATATTCTCTTTCACTTTCTTAGCGGTGCACTTCCCGACTTGTTCAATTACCTCATCTCTTATCTCCGAAACCAGCTGCGGATAACAAGCCTCCAAATCCTCCGCCGTCTTGATATCTGTTGTTGCGGTATCCTGATTGTCTTCTGCAGGTTTTTCGGTTTTCTGCGTGCCGGCTGCAGCTTCGCCGGGTTCCTGGATGTCCTCTTTTTTCGCCATTTGTTCACCTCATTTACTTAATCGTTTATATTGTTTTTTACTACGCCTGAAAGTCGATGCCGCCCGGCTGTTGTCACGCCTTGTGTGCCATCGTCACCTGACCGGCCGCATCTGCTTTCTTGAACGCTATGAACGCCTTGACATCACCACCATATTCGGTCTGCAGATCTGCGGATGCTGCAAATTCCGCCTTCAAGGCCGCCTCATCAGCAGAGCCGGTTTCTGTCTCTTCACCGGGCGGTGTAGCCTCATCGCTGAACTCAACTCGGGCCGCTTCCACTGCCGGCTTTGCCGTCTTAAGCTTCGTGACTGTTTCATTGAGTTGAGTTTTTTCCTTCTCGAGCTTCTCAACGTGCAGCTGCATGGCCTCGGTGGCCGTTTTGCTTTCGCTAAAGCATTTCACCAGCAGCTCATGATCATCACCACAGGCCTCTTTTAGCGAAGCGAACAAATCATGCTCCGCTTTTTTGCCTTCAGCCAATCCCTCAACTTTGCCTTCAGCCAATCCCTCAGCTTTGGCCGTTTCACATGACTCCATGTAGATATCCGGGAACTTCTCGGCAAAACTTTCTACGCTTGTGATCTCTGTTTCAGACATGATATTGGTCTCCTGTAATAAATTGAATTTGACATTTTGACTATCTTTATCAGCATACGCTGATGATTTCGTATTGCTGTCGAAACCGAACACACACATGCTCACTTCCAAGATGGTCGATTTGCGAAAAACAGCCCCCGGGCCCTTCAAGGTATGCCCATTTACTTTGACACTTTCACCATCCTTAATATGTTCAACTATCGAAGGCGGCACCAGCAAAGACGCCTCCATCGGAAAGCCTTTCTCCATATCGGCCTTGAGCTTTTGAGCATCATCATTATCGAGAAACGGTCCTTCGACAATCACCTGGTCGGATATCTTCTGGCTGGTCGTAAAACCGATCCGGACATCTTTGAAATGCTCAGCGAGGACCGGCGTGCGTTTTTTGGCAAACTTCATCCCTTCCAAATCAAAGGCAACGTTGCCCCAGAACCAATGACCCTTCATGACCACGCCGGTATAGCCGACTATCCGGAAGTTATTGCCCTTTTTATCATCATCGCCCTTGGCGAAAGTCACTTCGGCATTATCATTAAATATACATGCATTGACGGGTGCGGTATCGTTTGACATCGAGCTTTTCTCTTTTTTCTTGGCTGGCTCGAAGCTCTGATATTTGATGTTGTTGTCTTTGAGCCATTTTTTGGCCTTCTGTACCGTCCAGCTCTTGACCGGGAATCTCAAGGCCTGCGGAATCGGCGGGTCCTTGGGTTTGCTTTTGTCTTTGAGCTTGGCCCAGATAATGGCGACCGTCTTGGGCACTTTTTTGGTGCCATAGATCGTTCCACCATTAGTCCTCCGAAACCTCTTGGGTTCGAAGTCCTTCGGATTTTTCAGCCTTGCTGAATGCTCATTCGGATATGGCATAATTTATCCCTTCAAGCCGCTGGTTTTTCAGTTTTCGGGGGAACAAGGACCACTTCTTTTTCTTTAAGATATTTCTCCTCTTTTGCCCTTTGATCCGTAACTTCTTTAAACTCACGTCCCTGCCTGGCATTTATTAGCGTGCGGTTGGTTGTGCCATTCTTCAGCTGCTGCTCATCGGCCTTGGATTCCTTCCAGGGGTCCACATAAGGCCAGCGCTTACATAAGATTTCAAACCGGCCCGAGTCTTTGCGTTCCTTCAAGGCTTTCCGTGCGATCCACTGCTGCAGTTTCAGCAAATACAGCCGTCTCATAAATGGCTTTATAATCAACTCCTGCTCATCAAACCAAGTGTCCCGGGCCTCCTGATAGGCAATCCGGGAATTCATAAACGTCGCACCGGAGTAATCCCCCGTTACCAGCATAAGCGGCAGGTTCACAGGCTGGCCGATGAGCATCATGACTCGCAAAACAAAATTATCAAAAGCCGATGCCGGCCGGGTCGAACCAATAGCTGCAAAAGTTTCTCCAGGCTCTCCATGCGGGATCATGCCGGGCTCTATCTTCTCGAGCTGCCTGTCAAACTCATCTTTGCCGCTCGTGCTTATGCCCTTGGTAAAAGGCGGCGGCATACCGCTCGAGTCCCTGGTCGTAACCATAATCGGAAAGCACGCATTTATTTTCGCGGCCACCAGCTCGGCATCGATGTAGCCAAAAAGCTTATCAATCGTATCGACCGCACTAATCAGGGCCGGCTCTCCGCGGGAACAGCTGAAACGGTCCGCATTAAAAGCATGATGGACCACGTCGGAGGTGTATCTCTGAACGGATTCATTTGCGATGTAGCCCCACTTGTTCGGCTTGCCGATATAATAGCCGATAACTTTCTTGGTCTTTTTGCTTACCGCCACACCATTCACTACATCGAAATGTTCGGCTTTATTTTTGCCGTATGGTGTGCCCACCTGGTCACCCTCGATGGCCTGAATCCCCTCATCGGCAAAGACCGTAAACATGTCACCGTCCCGGCAATAAGTATAATACATTTTTTTCAGATACGCGTGAATGTTGAACCGGCCGGTTACATCACAGGGCACGTTGACCATTTCTTCCTTCCAGAGCTGCTCGGCCGCCTGATTCCACCCCTCATCATCGGTCTTTGCCTGAATCTTCGTGGCGGTCCCGACTACCTTTGTCGCCAGCTTGCGAAATATTCCTTTGACCAACGGATTATTACGTCCCAAGTCACGGCATATCTCCCGTAACTTATCGAGTTTCTCCTGATTCAAATGCCAGTCCCCGGTACCGCCTTCCTCCGAACGTTTCTTCCGAGTCCGACGCTTGTCCAGAATATCATAGCCGAACCGATACGATTTGCGCATCATGGCCGCCCGCGGTGACAATACTCCCACGACGTCATCCAATGCCATCGAACAGCGGCGTAAAAACGGATCTGATTTTCTGCTCGTTTTTCTCATCAGAATTCAGCTACCGTAATCCTGCCTCTATCCCCCCTGTCGATTTTGTTAAGCAGCCTTTGTTCCCGGGTATAAAGTGTTCGCAGCTCCGCCCGGTTCACAGTTTGACCATCCACCGTTGCGCTCTGGGCGCCGGCCTCAATCGCCGCTATAGCCGCCTGCACGCTTGCAAGTTGTGCTGCTAACGTAGCCGTGATCAATCCTTTCGCTTATCTACATCCTGTTATCACAGGTGGACGATTCTCTTTTACTAAAACAATCATAGTCCTCTCATCGAAAGCATCGTATTGGTCGGACACGCGGACATTGACGTAATGCAAGCCTTCATCATCTATCGCCGGCGTCCACCTCCAGGTGAAACGATATATCCTCGCAATTCCTAACGGGTCATTCGGATCCTTCACATTGTAATATGGGTTAGAATCGACTATGATGCCGCTTTCGTTATCACCTGTCATAAGACTGACTGTGACAGGGTCACCATCCGGTTCAATTACTTTAATCTCTCCAACATGAGCAGAGCCAACCCGAATAATCAGAGCTATCATCGGCTCACTTGGACATTGATTCGGATCGTAAATGAAAGGCACATCATTCGGGTCAAGCGGAGGGCTTGGCGTTGGCTGATAACCAATCAACAACACACACAGCACCAAACCAGTAATCATGGTTTTTACCATCAGTTAATCTCCGTTATTATATGCTGACAATCATTCCCTGCTCAACTAACCGCTCAAAATTGTGCTGCTTAATTCTGTTATCAACTGTGTCATGCACAGCACGTTTCATTATGTTTTGCTTAAGCTCTTCCGTTCTTGCAACCCTTTTATTAGTCTTAGGACAGTTATGCCTCCTGATTTTTTCTTCCAGCTCCGAAAGGCAAGATGCTTGAAATCGTGTCCCACATCGAGCACAACTATGAGTCTGAAACTCCATATCAATAACAAACTACAAGATGAGCCCCAGAGATGAAAGGGGGTACTTTCCAACTGTTGGAACGTAGTTGAAGATTTTTTTAAGCCGATATCCTGCTTAACGGCTCAAAAACGGGGTTTCTGTGATTTTCGCAAAAAAAATTCATTTTACGGTTGATTACCTTCCTCGATGCTCTTGAACGTGTGGCCGCAATCAGAACATTTATGATGCCGTATTATCTTACCGTCAATCTCCGGATTTGTATGTTGCGCAGGTACCTGAACACTGTTGCATTTCGGGCACCGGAGTCTTACATAGCGGACCAGCTGGTCCTTCGGTTCGGTTGATTTCTTTTTCTTTCGCCTGGCCGGCAGCTCCAGATCAGGCAGATCATTCAAGAATCCGTTAGTCATTTCTCACATCCATGTTTTATTTTTTGCCATAGCGTGACTTCCTGTCCCAGCTCAAGCCACGGGCCTCTGACATGAAGCCCGACCAAAAACCACCAGCGCAGATCCCGGCACCTAAAATTTCGTTCTGCGGCGGCTCACCACAGAACTCGAGCGCCGGCCAGTACAACAATTTCCAAATATTTTCCCTGCAATGCTTACACCAGGACCATCCGTAGACAGCACCCAAATAT